TTAAAGTAGGCGGCAGCGTTAAAAAAGAAGCGTATTGTGGTGGCGGTAAGGCCATGAAAAGCGGCGGCGAAGTTTCTGACAAGGCACAAGACAAGGCCATGATCAAAAAAGCGTTTAAGCAACACGATAACGCCGTGCACGACAAAGAGCCGACAGAGATTAAGTTAAAAAAGGGTGGCCGCTCTAAGAAAGAAGTTGGCACCGTAAAGAAGTTTAAGGGCGGCGGCGCAATTTATGGCGCTAAAAAAGACGCTAAGGACATTGAAAGCATTAAAGAGGCTAAAGAAACTAAGCCTAAGATGATTAAAACTGGCGGTGGCATGACTAAAACTAAGAAGGCCGCGGAAGCAAAGCCAAGTCCTTTGCCTAAAGAGACTGCCGTTGAAGATAAAATGCCGTTTAAAAAAGGCGGCAAGATTAAGAAGTTTCAAGTTGGCGGTTTGACGGGTCCGATGGGTCCAATGGATGTCTCCGAAATGGAGCGTAGAAAGCGCATGCAGGCCGCTATGCAAGGCTTGACACCAGACATGTTACGTCAGCTACAACAGCAGATGCCTCCTAGCCAACAACAGGCCGCTGGTATGCAAGCTATGCCAATGCCGCAACCAATGCCACAGCCGCGAGCCATGCCACAGGGTATGCCAGGCCAATTACCTCCAGGCATGATGGGACAATAATATGAAAGACTTTAAGCAAACTACTAAAATGAGGGCTGAGGGCCGCCATTATAAAGCTGGTGGCGAGGTTAACTTAGAGGAAGTAACAAAAGCAATAAGATCCGGCAAGACGCGAGACAGTATGCCAAGCAATTCAACCGGCGTTATTGATATCCCTGGCGTTGGTAAAGCCAGACCAACACCAATGCCTAAAACAGGTTCTGCGGACGGCATGGTTGATATACCCGGCGTTGGTAAAGTCAAGCCCGTTACCACACCCGCCACCGGAAGATTGCAACCCTTAAAGCGTGGTGGAACAGTAAAAAGGAACACATAAGCCAGGGCTTATTCCAATACGACTGGCAACACTAAGGTTAACGTTGACCAGTTGATTTCCTTTGCGTTTCGTGATGCTGGTAGAACAGCAGAGGAAATGACGCCCGAGTATATTGGTGCTGCTAAACAGGCACTCTTTTATAATCTGCAAAATCTTTCTAACCTAGGCGTTAACTTGTGGCTGTTAGAAAACCAACTCTACGGCGCGTTAACACAGCAACAGCAGCTGGTGTTACCGAAGACAGTCATTGACGTGCGTGAGGCTAACTGGGTGTATGTACAGAACATTGAAGCGTCTACGTACTTACCAACCACCAACTCCACGTCACCAAACGCATTCAACCAAAACTCCACACTAACATCACTAGCAACCTCAACCGTTACAGATAATTGGTTGGGCCTTGGCTACCAACAAGCACAGAGCGTCTACTACGTTGGTTGGAACTGCTACGTCGCTGGCGGTGGCACACAGACGTTTAACTTAGTGTACGAGTACAGTGACGACGGGATTAACTGGATTACTAAAGAGACATTTCCATCGATTACGATGGTAGATAAGCAGTGGCAGTACTATAACATCTCTATTACAGAGCCACATTTATTCTATCGCCTGCGCGAGACTGTGGCGACAACATTCTCGGTGCGTCAGATTGTATTCTCAACCAGCCAACAGGTTATTCCACTGGCACGACTCAATCGTGATGACTACTGGAACCTACCAAACAAACAGTTTCCGTCTGTCCGTTCGTTGCAGTACTGGTTTGACAGAACGATTGAGCCGTCCATGTACCTGTGGCCAGTGCCGAACAACCCGTACCAGATGTTTCAGTTAATTGTTGAAAAACAGATGATGGACGTTGGCTCGTTGACAAATGAGATCTACGTACCAGACCGTTGGATTAACTGCATACAAAAACAACTGTCACACTCCATGTCATTACAGCTACCTGGGATAGATATGACCAGGATTCAATACTTGGAAGGACAAGCCGCAAGGGCGTTCTTACAGGCTAGTGAGGAAGACAGAGATCGTAGCCCTATATACCTAACCCCAGTGATAAGTTATTACACTCGTTAATATGATTTGTACTTACGCCCACTACAAACCGGACAATACTATATTTTATATTGGTATAGGTAATGCTAGACGACCACATGATTTTCAAAAAAGAAATAATTATTGGAAAAATATTGTAGCTAAACATGGCAAACCAAAAGTACAAATATTAGCTGAATGGGATACCGTGGAAGAAGCAAAACAACATGAAATTGTTTTAATTGATTGTTTTAAAAGTATGGGTTATCAATTAGCAAATTTAACAAACGGTGGCGATGGGTGCAATGGATACAAGCATACAGAGGAGCATAAACAAAAAATGTCTGACCGTTTTAAAGGAAATAAAAATCCTATGTATGGTCGGCATGGAGATAAAAATCCAAATTATGGTAATGGTGCAAAAATTGCAAAAGGCAAACACCCACTAGCAATAAAAGTTAAATATAATAATCAAACTTTTGACTGTATAAAAAATTTAGCAAGTTATTTAAATGAACCTTATAGAAAAATACAAGAACGAGTTAAATATCATGCTGCTAAATACGGATATGAGGTTTTAAAATGAGCGTAATAATGACCTACGACTCGCTGGTGTCAAATATCCAGCAATACGCGGAACGAGATGATCCTGACTTTATTGCGCAGATTCCTAACCTAATTGCGCTTACAGAGTCATCGATTGCGGCTGAGTTAAAGACATTCATGCAATTGATTGTGGTTGAGACTAGCCTAGCGGTTAACCAGACGGTTCTTAACAAACCCGCGCGCTGGCGTAAGACTGTGTCCATGAAGGTGAACGGCCAGCCTATTTTATTACGCAGCCAAGACTACGTGGCTATGTATTTGTCAGAATCATCTGGCGGCCAACCACAGTACTACGCCGACTATGACTTTAGCAACTGGAACTTCGCACCAACACCAGACGCTGCTTACCCGGTGGAGATTATTTACTTTTCTGAAATACAACCACTCGACGCCAACAATCAGCAAAATTTATGGACCGAAGTGGCACCACAGGCTATGTTGTACGGTGCATTACTACAAGCGCAGGGTTACTTAAAGGCGTTAGACAAGCTGCCTGTTTGGAAACAGTACTACACGGACGCAGTCGCAGCACTCAAAAAAGAAGATGATACCCGTCGTGTAGATCGTAACACTTCTGTAATCGAGCCATAATATGTTTTATACTTATGCACACACTAAACCTGATGGCACTATATTTTACATTGGTAAAGGATCTGGTGTTCGTGCTTGGAAAAAGACACGCAGAAATAATCACTGGAAAAATATTGTTGCTAAATATACTAATTATAACGTTGAAATTTTAGCAAATTGGAAAACAGAACAAGAAGCGTTCGAGCACGAAATTTTGTTAATATCCTGTTTTAAAGACATGGGATACAAATTAACAAATATGACGTCTGGTGGTGAGGGAACTTCTGGTTTAAAACTAACTCAAGAACATAAACAAAAAATAAGTGATGCTTTACGTGGTGAAAAAAATTGGGGATTTGGAAAGCCAAAACCAGATAGTGTTAGAAAAAAATTAAGTAAAACACAAAAAGATAAAAATTTAATTGGGGTTAACGCCGTTAATTTTAAATGTTCTATTCTAGCAACAAATATACAAACAGGTGAAAATCTTATATTATCAGGATCTGCCGAAATGAAAAATGCCGGTTTTCAAAACTCAAACATATTTAAGTGCCTAAATGGTAAACGTAAAAGCCATAAAGGTTATACATTTAAAAGGCTAGAAAAATAATGCCAACACCAATCTATACATCACCGTTTACTGGCACCGTTGTCACGCCAACGGACGTGTCGTACTCGTCGCTTTCCTTCGGTGTTGACACACCACTATTCTGGCCTTCTATTGTCAACCAAGGCACCGGTGAGACTCCAGCGACGCGTATTATTGACTGTACCGCAACTGCCGCTGGGTTGGCTATTCAGTTACCGCAGGCAAACCAAGGCACAGTTGGCGCCGATATATTATTCCGTAACCTTGGTTCTAACTCGTTTATTGTTGAAGATTACACGGGTGCAAATTCTGTACTAATTGACGTAGGAATCTCCAAGTATTTTTACCTGTCTGACAACACCACGTCAGCTGGTACGTGGGGTAACGTAACGTTTGGTGCTGGCACATCCTCAGCGGATGCGGCAACGCTTGCTGGCGCTGGTTTGACGACGGTTAACGGCCAGTTAGCCACCACACAAAACATTGTGACCGTTTCAGTTGCGCCCACCATAAGTAACGCAAGCCGCGCGGCTACGTTTAACTGGGAGGGCGGCGCTGGTAACATTGCACTGCCTGCTGTCTCAACACTGAGCAATGGCTGGTTTATTGCGTTTAGAAACAACGGCACGGGCACGCTGTCGTTTACGCCACAATCCCCACAGACAATTAATGGCTCAAGCTCCATTAGCACAAACCCAGGCGACTCGGGCTTTATATTTTATGATGTCAGCGGCGCTAAATACATTACGGTTGGTTGGATAACGCCAAGTAACGTTATATTCACGTCGGCAACATACGACGTTGATTCCATTGTAGGTAACACACTGAGCTTGGTTTCTAATGCGCCAATTATTCAAACATACGTGGCGCAGTCTGGAACACGTACAGCCACTTTGGCGGTAACACTTCCCGCCATTACTCAGCTGTATGTTATTAATAACAGCACGGGGCAGTCTGGTTATAACATCACGCTCCAAAACCAAGGTAGTTCACAGACACCGTTAATTGTGTCCACTGGCAGTATTTATACCATCCTAAGTAACGGATTAAATTTATTCATTTTAAACTCATCATCTTCTGCAACATTTAAGGCAGTTAATGGAACCGCCAGTGCTCCGTCATTTTCTTTTTTAAATGACACGTCGACGGGCGCTTTTTTAGTTGGTACGGGAGTTTTAGGGTTGTCTGCAAACGGTGTTAAGTTGGTTGATATCAACGGCACAAATTTAAGTGCTCCCGTCGTTACCGTTAGCGCCCAATTAAACGCCTCCTTGATAAGTGGTGGCACGTTCTAAATGGCAACAAATAATAAGCAGCAAGATACCTCACAATATTCCACGATTTACAGCCTAGCAGTACCCCCTGGAATTAAACGTGATGGCACGCAGTTTCAAAACGAACAGTACACCGACGGTGTGTGGTGTCGTTTTCAGCGTGGTGACCCTAAAAAAATGGGTGGGTACCGCACGCTGTTTACTAGTAACATTGGTATTTACCGCGGCTTGGTGTCACAGCCATACAACGGCGTAAACTACATCTTTACAGGCAACTACAAAGAACTAGATGTATTTACGTGCGGTATTAATTATGGCGTTGGTGCTGGTCCGTTTGCTGCAACTATTTTACCGGGCACCGTACCGTTTACTTTGGTGTCCAACACAACAACAAGCTTTGTTGTTGCTGGTAACGTGACGTCAAGTTTTCCAAATGGGACTATTGTTATATTTAGTCAGACGTCGCCAGTAAATTTAACCGTTTCAACGGCAACTTACTCGGCGCCAAACACAACGGTCACTGTTACTGGCGGAACTATTTCTGGCACCCCAACAACGGTGTGGTTGAACACAACGCCAGTGTTTACGCCGGACACAGTGGGATTACCTTTACGTCTTACATGGCAGTTTGACTCACAGTTTAGCCCGCAAGGGGGCCAGTTATCACTATTTGCTCACCCAGGGTACAACCTAGTTGATATTGATAACGGCGTAGAGTCGCAGGTTTTGGTTGGTAACATTGTACCGTCTGCGGGCAACACGTGGACGTTTAGTGGCCTGTCAGACAGTGCAGGATCAAACCCAACGTACCGACCAGTTACCGCTGACGGCGGCGTATGTGTGTTGTACCCATTTATATTTGTGTATGGCTCACAGGGCTACATTGCTAATAACCACGTCAGTAGTACCTACCTAACACAAAACTTTTATGACTGGAACGGCCCGTTAGCCAACCAAGCCAACGTGGCATCTTCTAAGATTGTCAAGGGTTTACCGATGCGTGGTGGTACTAACGCCCCCGCCGGTTTGTTTTGGGCAACCGACTCTTTAATTCGTGTTTCATTTAATTCCTCAGCCTCGGCTACCGTTACGGTAAATCAGTTTTGGAATTATGATATTGTTTCTAGCCAAATCTCCATCATGTCATCTAATGCCGTGGTAGAAATGGACGGCGTGTATTATTGGATGGGTGTTGATAGATTTTACCAGTACAACGGTAGTGTATCTGTAGTACCAAATGATAAGAACGTAAACTACTTATTCAACAACATCAACTACACAGAACGTCAAAAAGTCTGGGCAACTAAGGTGCCAAGATATAATGAGATTTGGTTCTTTTATCCACGCGGCACAAACACAGAGTGTACCGACGCTATTATTTATAACGTTAAGGACAAGCTCTGGTATGATGCTGGACAGGCAGTTGGGGCACAGCGCTCATGTGGCTACACAACGGAATTATTTCCAACGCCTATTTGGGCAGATTGGAACTACACGCCGTCGTTTAGTCGGCCGTACACGGTTATAACAAATCCGGCTAGTTTACCAGCACCAACAAACAACCAGATGTATATTTCTGGCGACGTTACGGCAATATTTAGTCCTGGTAGTATTTTAACGTTCTCTACCAGTGCGACGGCTGTTAATACGTACAAGGTGTCAACGGCGGTGTTTACTTATAACACAACGATTGGCACACCAGGGGTTACACTAATCACATTCACCGGCGCGAACTCTATTGCCGTGTCGGTTGGTTCGTTGGTGTACCAGCAGTCTGGTGGTTACAGTATTTGGCAACACGAATTTGGTCAAAACAAGGTTGGGCTAAACGATCAGGTTGCCATATATTCTAGCGTCACAACCAATGACATTAGCTGGCTAACCGGTAGCCCAAGCCAAGAGGGTTTAGTAGGCGTTAATCGTCGCATGCACTTACGTCGTATTGAGCCAAACTTCTTACAATCCGGCACTATGTCAATGTCTATTTTAGGTCGCAAGTTTGCTAACAGTGTTACAGAAGAAATTTCGGGGCCCTATTATTTTGAGCCTTATACAGATAAAATTGATTTGCGTGTAGAGTATCGTTTAGTACGTTTAAAGTTTGAATCAAATGTAATTGACGGTAACTTTGAGATGGGTCGTTCACTAATTACCGCCGAGTTTGGCGATGAAAGACCATGACCACTTTTGTTAATAAGAACAACGAGCCGTTCCTTCCATTTTTACCAGAAAATTCTACCTGGGAAGATTGGAACGGTAACTTTATTATTTACTACGGGCAGTTAAATATACCGTATAATACAGAAGAGAACTGGCAAAATACGGCGGATATTATTGCGGGAACAACTACGTTTAGTGCGTTTCCCGTGCCGTATTCGATTGGGTATGAAAACTGGCAGGACTGGGCAAAAGAAGTCACTTTAATAGTCAACGGAAAAAGTCATTAATTATGAAGTACTGGTGTGATAACTCTCCAATTTGGACGCACTACATGAACGCCCTGAGCATTTTGTTTCCTGCGTGGGAGAGAGCTTTTGTGTCTGTTATCAATAAACGATTGTTAGAGACAAAAGATCCAGAGCTTATTTTGCGCATGAAACAATTTGTACAAGAAGAGTTGTCCCACGCAAACGCGCACGAGGCATTTAACACCCGTCACAATTTAAAAGACTTAGAAATGGCTGAGTTTAAAAAAGCCAAGACAATCCATAGAAAACCAGAAATGAAAATGTGGGTTGGAGTAATGGTTTCTATTGAGCACATAGCGGCTTGCATGTCTCGACCAACCATAGATAAATGGGGACATTGCAAAGGTAAAGATTATAAATTATTTTGTTGGCATGCAAAAGAAGAGTTGGGGCACAAGAGTTTAGCAGTAGACCTATGGAGATATTTAGGCTACTCGGATAAAGACCTAAGAAAGATTGCAAGGGTCAATCAGAAGTATGTGATGAAGTTTTTAATTGGTTATACCCTAAGTAAGACATACTCTGAGGGGCAGTTTAAACGATTAAGCGTTTGGAAAGATACACTAATGTGGGGAGCATTTGTAGTCATGAATGTACTAATACCAATGCTATCTATTTACTTACCCAAATTCCATCCAGACAACACCAACGATGAAGTGTATTTAAATGCCGTCTGAAAAGCTGTCCGTTGAAGAGATTATTAGGCGGGACGTAGAAAAAAATAATAGCGATATTACCTTTGAAGAAGGTATGGCTATATTTAATAAGTTTGTGGGAAACAGGCTACAAATTTTACGCGTCAATAATACGCTCTTTTTAATTGAAAAAGATGCGGGCGGAGTTATTTACTACCACTCAATCAACGCGGACAGTTTAAAGCCTTTCTTAAAAAACTGTTCAACATTTTTTTCAGTCATGGCCAAGGCTGGAAAAGAAGTAGCGATTACCTACTTTGATAATAAAAAATTATTAAAAATACTTGAAAAATATAAGTCACTTGACGGAACTATTGAAAAGTCAGATGACCCTCAAAAAGGTGTATATATGTTAACTACTAATTTAAGCGCGGGGAGTAAATAATGGGTTGGGTAAAATCGCAACTTGATGACACTCCAATTGTTAGTCAAGTGTCTGATGTTATTCATGACGTTTCTGAGGGCACGGGCTTCAATGACATGGCCGAAAACTTTGCTGATGACCCATTCCAAGCAATTAGTAATGACTTAGCAAGGTTTGATGATGTTGTATTGCAACCTGTGACAGGCGGTGTTTCTGATGTTTTGACAGACGTTGATGAT